CAGTAGCCCCATCTTGTCCGTCAGCACCAGCAGGCCCAGTAGCCCCATCTTGTCCGTCAGCACCAGCAGGCCCAGTAGCCCCTATTAAGGATACGCCTGTACCCCAAGCACCTGAGGTTTTAGGTCCGAATATATTAGAGTTGGCTGTGTTTATGAAGAAATCGCCGTTATCTCCTTGCCCTGAAGTAGGGTTGAAAGCTCCAGACAGAACTGTTTTTCCGTCTACGCCATCAGCACCATCCGCACCAGCATCTCCTGTTGCTCCAGTAGCACCTTGTGTTCCAGCATCGCCGGTTGCCCCCGTAGCACCTACAGCCCCGGCAGGCCCTGTAGCCCCTATTAAGGATACGCCTGTACCCCAAGCACCTCCAGTCTTCGGACCGAAAATAGTGGAGCTTGTTGTATTTAGAAAGAAGTCGCCGTCGACTCCTTGTCCTGCAACAGGATTTACATTTCCTGAAAGAACGGTATTGCCGTCAGAGCCATCTACTCCATCTTCACCGTCCTGACCATCAGCTCCTGCGGAGCCTGCGGTTCCAGGTATGCCTTGTATGCCCTGAGGCCCTGTACTTCCGTCATCACCGTTTAAGCTAGACAGCCAGCTCGCTTCGGTTCCAATGAAACCGTTGTTTAAGGCGATTTGATAAGCAGAATCACCGTCATCACCGTCCACACCGTCGATTCCGTCTAAACCGTTTAAGGTATCCGCTGGACCCCAAGAACCCGAAGCCTTAGGCCCATAAATGTCTTTGCTAACCGTGTCAATATACAGGTCGCCATCATTACCTAAAGCACTAGAAGGGGCTCCTGAACCATAGAGGGCAGTATTGACTCCTGTTTGCTGGAGAGCCGCAAACACTTCACGGTCCAGTATTTCCATAGATTCACGGAAATCGGCTCGCAGGTCGATACTACCTACTGCGCTTATTGGTAGGCCTAGATTTGCTGTTCTTTCTTCAGTCATGGGAATCCTCTGAGTATGATGTATTTCAATATAATAGCAAGAATGTAAGGAGATGTCATTCTTTTTCTTCTAAGTTAAACCAACTCCACCGCTATTCGGTAACTTTGGAGAGATTTTAAAGAACCTCTTTCCGCTTCAACACGTACTAAAACTTCTGTTTCAGAACCGAAATCCGCTAAAGGTATAGTGTGTGTGTTTCCCGGTATGTTTGTATATGTTTGAAGCACCACCCCTGCGCTGTCCGTAAGATAGACGTTGGTTATCTGCCCTTGCTCCGGCGTCATATCCCCGTCCTGCCAAGAAGAGACAATAGTATCTTCTGTTAGTCTGTTTCTGTTCTCCCAAGCAACTACAATGCTTGTCTGGGTGCTCGGTACTTGAACTACCCCGAAGCTTTGACCTTCCACGGAAACATTGGCTGGTCTAAAAGGAAGATAGTGTCTGTCTGTTAGAACAGAGGATACTAGAGGCGCGAGAGCAGGGTCTAGTCTGCCAAGAGACGTAGAGGGAAGAAGCTTATATTCCACTGTTTGAAAAGCAGATTGGATAGAGTTATCGAAAATATTAGAGTCTGTGTTAAAGATGAATACGGGCGTTCCTGCAGGATGGTTTCTAGGAACAGTATCTAACATGCCTCTAAGAACTGTCCAACCAACAACATTGTCTCCAGACACCACATACACGAGCTCATCTTGCAGCTCACTACCACGGTCCAACATCAAGAACATACCTATAGCTATTCCAGGACCTCCTTGAGACAGAAAAGAATTTGGAATAACAGTAGTAGTCTCCGGGACCAGGCTTACCGGGAGTAGTCCTCTGCCTAGGGGGTTTCTATTCCCTAGACTTACAAGACTACTATTCCCCACAGCATCGGTGTCTTCTCCAAGCAGTTCGTAGGAAAAAGTATCTTGCCCTAGTTCAGAGGCCAGTATCGTAGAAAAGACTTCAGGATACGCTAGAGCACTAAGGTTTGCTTCCACAAGCAAGTTCGCAACAAAGTAATAGGGTGTCGTTATTATCCGTACAAAATCCATCGGACTTGGTTCCTGGGAAGTGTCAACCCACTCAGTCGTTGGGGGGCTACTGAAGCTAGACAAAGGCAAAGAGAATATGTCCTCTACTGCTGTGACTTTTATGTCTGGCTGACCAGGTTTCCCGTAATCTACGCTAGATATTCTGCAAATAAGACTTTCTATCCCATAGTCGGGATATATTAGCTTGAAAGTGTCTCCTGGAATTAGAAACCAACCTTCACGATTTACGGTCAATTCCACCGTAGCCAGAGGTGCAGAGGAGCTACGCAAATCTCTTACACAGAGCCGGTTAGCTAATTGTTGGTTTCTTACGCCGTAGTAGTTTCTTGTTTGAGACACAATAGAGTTTTGTATAGTGACATTCGCTAGGTCCTGGAGTGCGATTGATTCTTCCCGTTCCGTTTCAGGGTTAGTCCAAGTTACCACAATCTCATTTACGGTTTCCCCCCAACCTTGCGCTGGTACTTGGTGACATTGCAGTTCCGGGCTGAGTAAGTAGGGATGTCCACTACGTTGTAGTCATCTCTGATTAGTTTTAAAGACAACAACCCTTTTCTAGGATTAACGAATAGCGTGGCCTGTATGTGGTCTAGTATTTCTTCAATGTAGGTCTGCACATCTGTCTGCTGGGACCACATCATAGATAGACCAAACTGCTCGTCAAACAAAGCTTGAGCAGCGAGCTCGAAGCTAAGAGAGTCAACATTAAAAGTCGGTGTTCCCATACCCCAGTCAGTATTAATAAGACACTCATATATCATATGTGCTGGGTTTGCTTGGTCTCCAGATATGACTGAGTTGGCACTAGATAACGATTTAGGTATGACTGTTACTGTTACTGATACAGCAGGAAGAGACGGTTGATTGGCTCTCCAATAGAACCCATCTTTCTTATCTACGCCCCCAGAAAACCATACACTAGCCAATCGGCGGAACCCCGGACTACTAGAACTGCTTCTACCCAACCTTTGCGCGAGACCATTGGGGAGCATCTGCGTTATCTTCCCCGGGAGTAGCATCATGCTGCCGAAGACACCGCCTTCTTTTCTGATACCACCGAATAGCTCCTGCTTGTCTATTTCATACTCTACTTCGTTAGGTTCGTCGCCTTCCCATATGAGCTTGTCATCAACATAGACCTTCTTAAAAGAATCTACAGGCCCATGACAAAGCCCCATATGAACGCTCATATAGTACTTAGGAATTTCCAGACTTGGTTTCTTTTTACCCATTTCTTTCTTCTACTCTTTTAATTTTAGCTTCCACGACAATTCGTGCTTTAGCATCACCTTTTTCTAAAAACTCTTGCGCGTCTATTCCTTCTCGTATAAAGGTACGAAAGTCCATATCTCTTTCCGTAAACCAGGACCGAGCCCCAGTAACACAGTAGCCGCATTTACGAATGTCGTCTATTGTTATAATCACACACGAACCTTAACTGTTCGTATTTCTTTATCCCCAAACCACAAGATGTTTCCTCCTTTAACCTGCATCGTGCCGAAGACTACAGGAATAGGCCTGCCCGCTTCTGCTGTAGGGTCTTCAAGGTCCTGAGCTGCCGCAGGTTTAGGTGTCTTAGGTTTTGGGGCTATTAGAAAAGCAATGATATTAATAACCAAAGATACAATAAGCTCTAACCATACCATAATAATCTCCTAGTAGTAATTATTTTGTTTTAAGGGGTTCTTGGTCGGTATCCAAGGCTGACCCCCATAGTTTAGTATATTGTTGTGTAGTGCAGAACAGTCTCCCATGTCTCTCTTGCATCCTAGTATAACTCTCACCTCCTGGCCGTTTTGCAACCCTTGAGGAAAACCCCCAAGCACGAATGTCGCAGGCCCTACTAACTGTAGTATTGGACGAAGTTGCACGTTATTCAGAGCGTCAGTCCACTCTAAGAGCCCATTCACGTAGCTGTTGTGGTTTAGAGCACTGAAGCCTGCCGGGAGACGAATAGTCGTGCCTATGAGTTCTTCTACAATAGTGGTGGTGGTGGCGTTAGGTTTGCTTGCACTGCATTGAGGTCCGTAGAGGACATGAGCACATCCGTATTGGTAGTTACGTCTTAGCCCAGGACGTCTAAGAGAGGTAGATATTGGTTGGCACTTGAAAGTAGCTTCGTCCCCTTCTTTGGAGGAAGATAATACTCTTCCTGTCCAGGCAACCAAAAACTCATTTGCAGGGTCGTTTACATGCCCTTGTCTTACTATCACTGTGATAACAGCCGAAGGAGGATATACCACAAACAGGCCTGCTAATTCCGTAGTATGCGGCATTCTAATATCAAGCTCAGACTTATCTAGTGTGCCTGAAGCACTTATGGGGCTTTTATCAATAGGTATAGGTCTGTAGAACACCCCGTCATGCTCTATTATATCATCGTGGTCTGTGTATGCGAAAAAAGAACCTAAGGAGACGCCATATCTAAAATAGTATAGTGTCACCGGGGTTCCGAGGAACCGGCTTTCTTCAAAATCAACGAAACTCATTACGCCTCTAAGTTTTCTAGTGTTCTAACCGTAAGACTACACCTAGCAACCTCTTTAGTCAACCATTGAATGGTTAGCCTGTCCGTAGCATTCCTAGCAGCGAAGAGCCAGCTCAGAGTTTCTATGTCTTCTGAGGCTATGAAAGGCCCTATCACTTCTGTAAAACGCAAGACGGTATCTGTTCCAAGCGTATCTGATACTGTGAACATCTGGGCTATTCTACGATAGAAGGATACGCCTGTGTTTACGTTTATGGCTACACACTGGTGTACTGTATCCATCTGGTAATATGTCTGAACATCAATTCCTTTGACTCGTATAGAGTCTGCGCCTAAAGCTATGTCTCCCACAAGCACGAAATCATCCTCTGCACTAGGGAACCAGAATTCCCTCTGTTGTCCTTTTTGCCGCAAGAAGAATTCCGTGAGTTGCGTAATCTCATCCTGACGTAGGCCTAAGAAACCCAGAGTTTGAACTCGTATTCCAAAATCTATTGGTGTGTAATACTGTACCACACCTCGACCGTAATCCACTTCGTTGCGTTCGTAGTCATACGAAACACCTAAAGGTGCTGCCCAGTTGTGTCGTATGTTTAGGACCTCCCTCCCTTCAAATATAGGTAGCTCTGTTATACTGAAAGGTAGTGGTTCTGAACCAGGGTCTACTTCAAGGGTAACGCCTATAGTGCATACGCCGTTCGTGATACGTGGTGCTTGTATCTGCTGGTCCAGGCGAACACGTAACAGAGGTTGTATGTCCGTTCCTTCCGGCCAGGCTCTAGGACTTAACCCACTAAACTCTACCCGGTTAGCCACTATTGTATCCAGTGTCCGGGTTTCCTGTTCGCCTTGATATTCTAGCATATACTGCTGCCCGGGAATTAGCCAGTTGGGTATATCTTCTAAGGTAAGCCCAGAAGAACCTGCTGGTTCTGAAAGCAAACTTGTGGCGAAGCGGGTCTGTTCCGCAGCGACGAAAGTACGTGTTTGTCTTAAAGCCAAAAGGCCGTTAAGGTTTCGCATTTGTCCTGCATCCAGAAGACCACTATACGTTATGGTCTTTCTAGGCTTGTTCCGCAGAGCACGACGTTGTTGTTTACCGTCTCTGGATACGAATACATCTGTGCGGAATTCATAAGATACTTCGTAATTGCTATTCCAATTTACGCTAACAGGCCAAAGAGCAGACCGTGTTCCTATAATGCTTACCGGGTAGACAGTCCCAAAACTAAAGCCAATGAAATATCTTGCTGCGATAGAAGGAGGTCCGGACTCATCCGTAGACACCGTGACTTGTCTGGTTTGTAATCCCTTAAATATAGTGTTAGGTGCTATCCCTGTAAAAGTGATGTTTTCGTCGTTCACTGAGGTAAGGCTTGTAACAGAGACTTGCGTAAGAAAGGAGTTCCACAATGTAAAACTCTGAGATTCAAACGTAGGCACTTCCCCAAAATCCAGGATGCTTGGGAGAATCCATATTCCATTGTAGTAGTCATTGAAATATGTTTTTAGAAGTACTCCTTGGAAACTCTGTGTCAGTATTTGTATGGGGTCGTTTCTTAAGAAAGCACCTGCTAGTGAGGGTTTACTTGATAATAGAGTATAGGGTTGCTGCGTAAGTACGGGTGAATTGCTGTAGGAGCTAGCAGCGTATCCCGGAACAATAAAGTATTCTTGTGTTTTGAGAACTGGCATTCTTAATCCTCCAAGTAGGCATGGCCTACATAGTAGCTGGTCTCGAACTCCCGGTAATTCCCTGTAAGGCTGTTTCCGGGCATAGAGGTTTCTGCTCTTTTGCTAACAGCCGGAAACACTCTCCAATTCACGCCGGCGATATTGACCTGCTGCCGAGGTTCCAGGTTCTGTATGTTCACATTTCTAACGCCTGCCGGGGAACCCACAGGTACGAAAAGTGTATTTCCTGTTATTGCTGTGGTGGCGTACATATTTATGTGGCTCATTACAGCGGCGGAAGCAAAACTACTTTGCCCTCTTGCAACATAGCCATCGTTAATCCCATCACCAAAACCCCCAAGTACCGCAGCTCCCCCGAAAGACGTAAAAGGATTCGGGGAAGATTCCGGTGTTTTCAACACTCTCCAAGTATTAGGGTTGTTGGGATGCTCAATCCGCATACCTCCGGAATCTGCGGCTGCAACGATATTAGTTGTGTGCCGTGAGTTGAACAGCATCTTGAAAGCACTGGAGCTGGTGTAATCCACAGAGGTAGCAAATATTGCTGAAGAGCCTGCCGTTCCAGCTATTATTTCCCCCCCTCCATATGTTGATGCTTTCTCTGCGTACCCGAAATATGAGTGTCTGTACAGATTAACCCCAAACTCTATAACCAAGGCTATGAAAGGTTCGGGTATTAGAGAGCAAAATATGTGAAGATTAGTTGGGTCTGGGACTGTTGGGTTGTTTGGCGCACCAGCCAGCTTTGGGCTCCGGCATACAGCCTTAGAAGTAGCAATAGTTCCATTTACCTGTTCCCATATTAAATCCTTGTTTTGGTTATTTGTCCCGCTGATAGCAGAGCGAAGCCGCATCTGTAGTGCTCCTGGTAGTGTCGGGTGTACGAAATCCGCAGTTCCTGCAACGGCACTACCGGTGTTCCAACCTTGAGTCTGTGCGAAGGTCCGAACCAGTGCCGGTATTTGAGAGAGACTCGAAATATTTACTTGTTGATACGCCATTTTCTACTCTAAGGTTATTGCGATATAGTCACTGAAATTAGTTCTGAAGGTATTCTGAATCACGATGTAGTTTACGCCTTGTATCGTAATTATGTTTTCCGAAGAGTTGCCCCTTCCCGGAACCAGGAAAACTCCTTGTAGGATACCGTAGGTCTGGTCACTCGGGAATTGCTGCACCATAGTAATTGGTGTTAGTGCGTACGACCCGTCAAAGCATGATGTCATTCTAAAAGCAATATCAGCGTAACCGAAACCATTAATAG